TTTAAAAGCAAGATCTTTTTTCTTTTTTTCTTCGATCATTTCAATTATTTCATCCTCGTAAACCTCTTCACCATCTGAACCTCTGTAAAGGATACCATTCCAAGCCTCGTCAATTATCTCATAACCGTTTTTTTCGGTGAACTCAATTATTTCATCTAAAGTAATTTCCATGCCTAAGTATAGCACACAATCGAACGAAAGTAAATCTTTTATTGTGTTATTTTCATTAATATTCTGTAATGATATAATGCTTGACACCCCACCCTTGACCCCACCCCATTTCTAGAAAAAACTTGACATGATATACGTAGCATTTCGCGGGGGGAGTCCGATTTCAATTTATAAACAGTCATACCTCCCACCCATTTCTGGGCGCTAGATTCGGGGCAAACGATTTATTATCTTTTGTTTAAAAAAATAAACCCAGTGTAATATAAACAAATGAGTTTATCGTATTCTGATCTACCTGTATATGTTGGCCCTCCTAATTCGGACGCTCCTGGAGAAGCGTCTAGATATATTGCCGCAACTCAAGTTAATGTGTCTTTAAGTGCAAGCGCTGGCCCTAAGAGAAATTTGGGCAAAAGCATTGATACTGATGACCAATTTAAATTTGAGGGGCCGCTAAATGCTAATATTTCATTTAGTGCTATATTAGATCCTGTTTTTAATGGAGGGTTTGAATTTGCTAATGAAGACCATGTGGCTGATTATTTCGCTGTTAAAATCGGGACTAATATCTATAAAAAATGTTATTTAAATAATTTTTCTGTTTCTATAGATCCTTTTGCGCCTGTTACCTTTAGGGCTGATTTTGTTTCTTTGCACCCTGTAAGCGGGACGGAGATTTCGAGAGACACGAGTCCTTATGGTGGTGGCACTATACCATTTGATTCTGATGATGTTATATATGGATATACCTGTAGCGTAACTAATATGGATGATGTGGTTGGCAATGTTCAATCTCAAATAAATTATACAAAAGAATTTAAAAGAACCCCAGTTTATACTTTAGGTTCTGCTAGAACTGATACTATGCTTTTGGATGGTGTAGAATCAAGAATGGGAATAACATCTACTGGTTTACAAAATTTAATAAATATTAGTGGAGATAAGCTAGCAAGCGATGTTGTAGTTGAATTAGATAACATTGATGGGGATTCTGTTGCTCAATTTCCATCTTTAACGATGAGTGCGGGTGCTAGGGTGCTTACAGAGAGTTATAATGTAAATGGCGGAGATACTCTTGAAGCTAAAGCAGAAATAAGACAAATAGATTTATAAAAATTTGCAAAACTTCAATATAAGAAGTGTAAATATAATAAATGCCCCGAAAAAAATCGAGTCAATTACATTCACCTCTCGGCCTCAACTCTCAGATACATTCTATAAACTTTAAACAAAGAGAGTTTAATTTCAGCAACAAGCAGCAACTTCTGCTTGAGGCTGTACTAGATCCTAAGATGAAAATAATATTTGTTTCAGGACCAGCAGGATCTAGTAAAACTTACATGTCTGTATATGGTTGTTTGCAGCTTATGGATAAAGATTTCAATAAAGACCTTTTGTACATAAGAAGTATAGCAGAAAGTGCAGATAAAGGATTAGGTAGCTTGCCTGGAGATATATCTGACAAGTTCGATCCGTTTTTGATGCCGCTTTACGATAAGCTTGATGAAATGGTTCACGAAGGTGATACAGCTTACATGAAGAAGATTGAGCGTATTTCGGCAGTACCGATTAACTTTTTAAGAGGAGCCAACTGGAATAACAAATTGATTGTGGCAGATGAAGCTCAAAACTTTACATTCAAAGAATTAACTACTTTAATCACTAGAATAGGCGAAGAAACCAAACTTATCATCTGCGGCGACTTTATGCAAAGCGACATAAATGGCAGAAGTGGCTTTAGAGAGATGTTTGAATTATTTGATTCTGAAGAATCTTTAGAGCATGGCATAACTTCATTTAAGTTTACCAACAGAGATATAGTTAGAAGTAAAATTTTAAAATATATTGTATCTAAGATAGAAAAACATAAAAAACAATAATATTATATATAGACAAGGCGACAGTCTAGGCGACAGCGGCCACCAGCTTTTAAAATTGAGGCAATGATCTTGTTGATTTAAAATAATAAAAATAGAAAAAAAGCTATTTTTAATTATATATATATAGCTTATGAGCCATCTTTTCTGTCAAACTTGTGGATTTAAAATAGAATACGCTAATGCTAAGCCTAATTTTTGTTCTAAATGCGGTCAGCCATTAAATTCAAGCGTAGCGTCTACTTTTAGTGATCCTAGTGTGGAAGAAATCGATGATGCAACTTACTCTGATTTAAAAGATGATGAAACTTCATCTAATTCAATACCTCATATTTCTAAAATTCAAGTAGAGTATTCTAGCGAAGGTCATAAAACTTTTACTTTGGGTTCATTAGCAGGAGAGCCGCCAATCAAAGGCGGCAGAAAACCACGTTCTAAGTCTGTTGATGAATTCCTTGATGAAAAAAGATCCCAAAAAGAAGACTTATGAAGAATGCTCGGAAATAATCGATCAAGCCGTTAAAAAACAAAAGTACAAGTGGAGGTTAAACGCGGTTAAGTGGTTTGATTTTGATGATGTTGAGCAGATAATAAAGAGTCACATTGCTAAGAAGTGGCATATGTGGGATCAGAGTCGCCCACTTGAACCTTGGATCGGTAGAATTATTTCAAATCAGATCCGTAATTTATTACGGAACCATTATGGAAATTATACAAATCCTTGTAATTTAACACATTTACCTAATCACAACCCTCTGAGGTGTCAAACTTGCTGCAAATGGTCAAAATCTAAAAAAATAGGCTTACAAATCAAGATCCCATTATCTGTTGAGGATTACTCTAAAGAAATTCAGAACAGAACTTATGATAATTTTGATTTTACAAGATCTCTTCGGAAGCTTGATAAGCTAATGAAAGAAAAATTAAGCTCAATTCATTACAAAGCTTACAGGATGTTGTACTTCGAAGAAAAAACTGAACAAGATGTAGCAAAATTCATGGGTTATAAAATATCACCCAAAAAAAATAAACTTGGTTACAGGCAAGTTAAAAACTTAAAAAAGAAATTTCTACAAACTGCCGTGGATTTACTAAAACAAAACGATATTATTGATGATGCAACTCACTGAAGAACAAAAAAAATTTATAGATGACAATGCATCTAAGATCAAGAACTTGATTGATTTAACTAAGCAGTGTTTTGATGACGACACTTTAGATGGCAGATCTAAACAAGGTCGAGCTGTTAGAAAGTATTTGGTTGAAAATTCAATGGATTTCAAAACCACAGGCCGCGAAACCTTAGAAGCTATCGAGCTAACACAACAACAAAAGGATTTCATCTTAGAACAAGCGGAAGAAGGGCTATCTTCATTAGAGATCGCTAAGATAATTTTTGCTGATAGGCAGGTTAAGCCACTTTCTAATGAGCAGAGAACTGTTTTAGCTTACATAAGGGAAATAAATCCCGACATCATGCCATCTCAAGACAGCGGGGCGCTGCATTCATACCTTGCGCCGAAGTCTCCGAGCAGAATCATCAAAAAAATCAATGATGCTACTGGCATAAGTTTGGATGACTCTAAAATTAATAGGCAAAAACAAATCTGTATTGAAAAACTTGGTATAAATTTAAACAATTCTCGTTTTTTAAAAATAATTAATAATTATTTAAATGAAGAGGACAGAGTGTTGTTTGAACATGAATTTGTTAGATTGACTTGGGATAAGCCAGACTTAACTGCTGATGAGATTAACTTGTATCTCAATACTTGTAAAGAGGTTATAAACCTTGAAGTGATTAGTACTCACTTAAATAAACTTAATGACATGTTTGATATAGCTGACGATCAAACTGAAATGAGCGTTAGACTTGCAGAAATAATAAAAGCTAAATCACAAGAATATCATCAATGCGAAACTAGGATAGAAAACCTCACGAAAAAGCTGCAAGGTGACCGTGCGGAAAGAATGAAGAAGTCCAGCAAAGAAACCGCTTCATTTCTATCAATAGTGCAACTCTTCCAAGAGGAGGAGGAACGCAAGAATATGATAAGGATAGCTGAGATGCAGAAGATCGCTGTTAAGGAGGAATCTCAGAGGCTAGAGGGCATGGCTGAGTGGAAAGCTAGAATTTTAGGAATAGGGCCAGAGGATGTCATTTAACTGTAAAGAGTGCGATCAGTCTTTCAAGACGTTGCGGAGCTTACACGCTCATATTAAAAAACACGATATGTTCGTCGGCGACTACTACGTCAAGAACTTCGCGAAAAAAGACAGATATACGGGCGAGTTAATTCCTTATAAAAATTATTCGCAATATTTTTCTAAAGATTTCATTAGCCCTGAGAATATGAGACTTTGGTGCGAAACAGCACCAAAAAAAGAAGTAGAAGATTATATAGTAACTTCTTTTCAAAAAAAATTAAAAAATAAAAATCTCTCGCGGATACCTCCATCGACTTATCTTAAAAGCGCAGATATGCCAGATATAGATATTAGTAAGAAAATTTTTGGTTCATATAATAAAGTTTGTAAAAAAATAAAAATGATGCCAATGTTATCAAAGGGGCTTCCTGAAGATTTTTCTAAAGATCACACTAAAACAAAAGTTCTTATAGATACTAGAGAGCAAAACCCATTATCTTTTGAGAATGAGGAATTTTTAAAACTTGATGTTGGGGATTATGCTGTAACTGGAGATGATTTTAATTATACCTTTGTGGATAGAAAGTCTTTTCAAGATTTTTGTGCCACAGTGACCATGGGGTATGATAGATTTTTAAATGAGATAGAAAGATGCAAATCTTTAGATTGTTATTTGTTTATTGTTATTGAAACAGCTTTTGATGACATGGATAGAGAGAATAGCCAATCTTTTAAAAAATTTAAATTAGATTATGTGTTTCACCAAATGCGTGAAATACAAGCTAAGTACTCAGACAATTGTCAATTTGTATTTAGCGGGTCTAGAGATCAAAGTATATTTTTGATTCCTAAGATATTAATCTTGGGCAAAAAACTTTGGAATGTTGCTTTAGAATATTTTTGGAGCAACCAATTAAAACAAAATGGCTTGGGAAACAGGAAAACAGAAACTAGAAAGACCGTACAAAGGTATAAACCAACAACTAATCGAAAAAGAGGGATATTTGGATGAGCTTGAAGCAAAGATATTGCTTTATAAGTTCTTAAGAGAAAATCCATC